GTGTGGTCTTCCCACTACATCTCAGGTGGTGAGTAGAGTTAAAGTGTTAATTCATAAATAAATTATAAAATGTCAGAAGATATCACCACTACAAGTACAACTTCTACTATTACAACAACAAGACCTTGTGATGCCTGTTATAATGGATGTGTAGAAACTGTATCTGATCAATGTGTTAGATATACAGGTATAAACTATGAGGCATTGGGTGTTGAAACAGGAGACAATTTAGTTTCTGTTGAACAAGCCATAATGAATGCTCTAGTTCCTTTATTAACTGGTACAGGAGATGCTATTGGATTAAGTATATCTTGTCCTATAGTTGATTTATATTTACCTGCTCATACACCAAACACTCAAGAGTTATTCACAGCTACAGTATCAGCTATATGTAGCTTACAAGCACAAGTATTTACTATTAATGATATATTAACTATACTAAATGCTGATTATGCAATTGATTGTCTTACAGGAGTAACTAGTTCTTCTGACACTCATGCTATTGTCCAAGCTATTATAAATAAGCTTTGTTTAACTGTCACTGATCTTGCTGCTCTTACACTTGATGTAAATACAAACTATGTTAAGCTAGCAGACTTAGATGCTTTGATTGCAGCTTATTTAGCTAGTCAAGCAGGAGGTGGAGGTACACAAGAATATTTAAAAATGGTTCCATATGTAGCATATGAATACTATGGATCATTAACTAACTTTGATGGAACAGGTGCAGGTTTAAATTCTGCTGGGTTCTACAAAGTATATCTATGCAATGGCTTAAATGGCACTCCTGATAGAAGAGGACGTGTTGCTGTTGGAGCTATTCAAAATGTCCCTCCAATAGGAATTGGATTGGATGCTGCAGTTAATCCTGCAAATCCTGGTAATCCAAACTATGCAATATTTAATACAGGTGGAGCAAATACAGTGACACTTATTACATCACAAATACCTTCTCACTCACATTCTGCAACTGCTACATCTATTGGTACTATTTCTCCAAATCCTCATAGCCATAGTTATGCAGGAGTTCAAGCTCCTTCAGGACAAGGAGATGGAAGTAGAACTTCTGTGCCTTTAACCAGAGATACAAGTAGTGTTAGTCTTACTGTTGACATAAGTACAAGTGTTACAAATACTAATACAGGTAGTGGAGCAGCTCATTCAAACATTCAACCTGTCATAGCTGCATATTATATTATGTACATTCCTTAATCTTATTAAACTAATTATAAAATGGCTTGCAATCCTGGAGATCCTTGTTACAACGCATATTATCATCCTAATGGAAACTGTAGTTCAGTTCCTTGTGAAACAGTATCAGGTCTTGTTACATATAATGGACCCAACCTTCCTTGTTCAGGAATTCACACTGGAGATAACTTAAACTGTGCTCTATCAAAAATAGATGACGCTCTTTGTAATGGTGTTGTTGGTCTTAATGGTACCTCTGGAACTTCTGGTTCTAGTGGTATAACAGGAAGCTCTGGAACATCTGGAAGTTCAGGTGCTACAGGACCTGTTGGTTCATCTGGCACTTCAGGTAGCTCAGGTGCTAGTGGTGCTGCTGGTTCATCTGGTACAAGTGGTGACACTGGTTCTAGTGGAACATCTGGAAGTTCTGGTAGAGAAGGTTCTAATGGTACATCAGGTTCTGCTGGTCTTTCTGGAACTGCTGGTACATCTGCTTCTTCTGGTCTTTCTGGAAGTTCAGGAAGTTCTGCAACTTCAGGTACAGATGGAAGTTCTGGTACCACAGGTACATCAGGTCGTGATGCAACTGCAGGTACTTCAGGTCAAGATGCAACATCTGGTACTTCTGGTTCTACTGGTACTACTGGTACATCTGGAACATCTGCGTCTAGTGGTTCGAGTGGTACTTCAGCATCTTCTGGAACTGCAGGTCAAGATGGAGATAGATATTTAACATCTTCTATTACATCATTAACAATAGGAACTGGTACTCAAACATTAACTGTTGGTACAGGATTAGCTTATAGCATTGCACAGACAGTCATCATAGTATATGATATAAATAATACAATGCAAGGATCTGTTACCTCTTACAATAGTGGTACAGGTGTTATGGTGGTTAACGTTACCACTACAGTGGGTGCAGGAACATATGCAGCTTGGGCTGTAAACTTATTTGGAGCTGCTGGTGGTAATGGAACAAGTGGTACATCTGGTTCAACTGGTACATCTGCATCTGCAGGAACTAGTGGATCTAGTGCTACAGCAGGTACATCTGCAAGCTCTGGTTCATCTGGAACATCTGCAAGTTCAGGATCATCAGGATCATCTGGAAGTTCAGGGTCTAGTGGTTCATCTGGAACTAGTGGAACTTCAGGGTCTAGTGGTTCATCAGGTTCTTCTGGTACATCTGGAAGTTCAGGTTCATCAGCTTCATCTGGAAGTTCAGGAAGCTCAGGCTCTTCAGCTACAGCAGGTACATCATCTACAGCAGGTACATCTGCTTCTAGTGGAACAAGTACAGGTACATCTGGAACCTCTGGTGCTAGTGGAGCTACTGGTACATCTGGAACCTCTGGTGGTACAGGTTCTCCAGGTGGAAATGGTTCTTCAGGAACTTCAGGATCTTCAGGATCTTCTGGCTCAAGTGCAACTTCTGGAGCAAATGGAGGACCTGGTGGTAATGGATCTAGTGGAACGTCAGGTTCATCTGGTTCATCAGGATCTTCTGGATCAAGTGGTTCTAGTTCAAATGGTTCGAGTGGAACGAGTGGCTCTAGTGGCTCTTCTGGATCTTCTGGATCTTCTGGATCAAGTGGTTCATCAGTAACAGTTTCTGGAACAAATAATTATTTAGTTAAATTTACAAGTGCTTCAACAATTGGTAATAGTGGATTTGTTGATGATGGTACAACAATTGCTACATCTGAAATTGTATATACTGGAAACAACTTTAAAACAGCAGGAATTGTACAATTTGATAACACTAATACAGGTATATACAATCAAGCTAATAACTATACCTTCTACGCATTAACAGGACAAGGTTGGGTAGCTGATACATTAATCACTGCTACAGCATTTTTTGAGACATCAGATATTAGATATAAAAATGTATTAGAATATAATCCTCAAATAGATTTATTAGGTATAGATGTAATCAAGTTTGTAAGAACTGATAATGAAACAGATAAAGTTAGATATGGTTATTCTGCTCAACAAGTACAATCAATACTTCCAGATGCTGTTGTAGGAGAAGATAAACTATCTGTAAACTATATGGATGTTCATACATTAAAGATAGCAGCATTAGAAAAACGTATTTCAGAAATAGAAGCTAAATTAAACAAATAATGAGTTGGAATACATTACTACCAAATCAGTGTATATCATTTAACAATTTACAAGATGCTGTTAATCAATTATTCTTTCTTTCAACTCAGCCTATTCCTGTAAGTACTGAACAAATTACTAAACAAAACTTTCAAGATTATATACTTGTACCTGATAGTGTAACTAACTATCCTGCTTTTGCAAGCAAAGCTCAAAATCAACTAATTGTAAAAGATGATGTTGCAATATATGGAGATGCTATATTAACTCCTAATTATGGTATATCTTTTACAGGAGTATCTTATTATGATCTTACTACTCAAATACCAACAGGAATTTGGAGTCTTCCTGCATCTTCAACTCAAAATGCTCAATACTATAGTAGCTTTGGTGTTAGTGGTTTTCCTTATTTATATGTAGAAGTTGATGGTACTAGCACTAGCCCAGCAGCATATTTTAGCGTAAACCTATCTGTAAATGGAAGTGTAGTTTCTGATGGTACTTTTTACTACACAAGTGGACCACAATCTACTATAGTTTTTCTTGATCCTCAAATTATATATGCTCCTAATAGTATAGAATTAACTATTATTGATGGACAAGCAACTCCTATAAATTTTACCTTCCAAGATCAGAATGGAGGAATTCCTATAACAGCAGTATCTATGAATAGAGATGGTAGTTCTGGAAGCTCTGGTCAATATCAAATGGTAGCAACTGGTTCTGCTGGACAAAATATAGGTTTCTTAGAAGGAAGTTTATATAGATCTATTGATTATGGTGCAACGTGGCAAAAATCTTCTAATAATACATTATTTTATTGGCAAAGAATAGCAATGTCTGACACTGGTCAGTACATGATTGCTTCTTCATTAAATGGTCCATTGATGTTATCTAGTAACTCTGGTGCAGTTTTTGATAATATAACTACTAGAATACGAGGAAATGCTACAGAATATTTTGAAGGAACAGGAATGTCTGGAAATGGACAGTATATAATAGTTTGTTATGAATTAGGTAATTCTCAATATAATACAAAGATTTCAAACAACTATGGAGCTCCTGGATCTTGGTCAGATTTAACAGTATTTGATACAGACTTTAGTATACAAGGAGTGGCAATAAGTGAAACTGGTCAATATATGTATCTTTCATATACTTATATTTTTGGAGGATATGTAAAAAAATCATCTGACTATGGTGCAACCTGGCAAACGATAAGTGTTGGAACTCAGTATGTAACAGATATTAGTTGTAGTAGTGATGGTTCAACTGTTGTTGTAACAGGAACTACTAGTGGTTAT